GCCGCCAGCCGAGTAGTTCGTACCAGTAACTTCGTTAGAACTCGTGTACGCGGTGGTATTGGCGTCAATGGTAGCCGTCGAAGTATAGAGCGCCAGCTTAAAAGAGTCGCCGCCTGTATTACGAAAATCGTGCACGGCCAGCATCAGCTCGGCCTTGAACGACGTGGTCATTGCTTGTGTAATTGCCATTGTAAACTCCTATGTGTCTAAGATTTTGACTAGCTCTGGATAACCAGCCTTATGGAACTTGCTAACCAGAGTTACGTTGTGGGCCCTAACGGCCTCACGCATGTAGTGTACTAAGACTGCCCGGATATCTTCACGGTAGGCTTGAGCCTGTTCGCTGATAACTGGAGGCGCGTTGTCGCCAATAGCGATGATCTTAGCCAGAGCCTGTTCAGCAACTTCCTCAGGCGTAAACCCACGGTTCTGGGTCGTCATAACCATGACGTTACCAACATCAACACCAAATAGAATAGACATATCACTCATTTAACGGGGTACCTGACTTGCTGTGTACGGTACATATCCTGCCGGTTTTTGCCTTCACTCAGCTCCTTAAGGAGGCCCAGCGCTTCGTCGTAGCGTTTTTGGTAACCACCAAGGACATCGGCCTCACCCTTCATGAAGGTATAGGCTTCCAGCAACGAACCGTAGAGCAGCACCGAACTGAAGTTATCACCCAGCCACGACGTACTAGAGGTCACAATAGACTGCGGGTAATAGAAGTAATGCAGCTCCATATTGTAGCTTGCGTCAGGGGTCGGACCAAGGATGTAGGAGTTCTGGTCAAACATGGCGTAGTGGGTGGGCTTGCCAGTGGTCGCCGGGTACGGGAACGCCTCGCGGATGTAGTTAACATCCTTGTTCAGCAAATAATCGTACGCCCCACTAGTCGGGTCGATAACAGCAAGTGAAAAGTTCGCCAGCCAGTCAGTCGGTACGCTTAGGTACTTATTGGTAGCTGTGGCGTTACCCGTCACGTTCTTGCGGAGTTCGAGCAACTGGACGGTATTGTATATCCGCTGTTCGGCCTGCTGGATGAACGTAGCAGTCTGCTCGGCAGACGTAAGACCACCAGACCCCGCCGTGTCCGGGAAGTCGTTTTCAACGTAAGCCTGTATCGTCTCGACAAGCGTGGCGTAGTTCATCAGCCCATCTTTTTGCTGCTATTGGTACCCTGCGTCGCCGCACCAGTACCCCGAATCTTCAGGGTCTGGGTATTAGCAACGTCGTTCGGGTAGCCATTATTACCGGTATTAGCCTGCGTATACACAACCGGCTGGTTAGCACGGGAGGGCAGCGGGTTGGCCGTCGCGGGGAAATAGGGGAACTTGTCCGTGTTCATGTTAAATCCCCGACTTCTTGACCTTGGAACCGCTCTTCTGGTTTGCCACCTTGGCAAGACCACGGCCCAACGTCTTCATCTGCATATTAGTCTTGCCGCCCTTAGCCAGCTTCGTCAGCGGCTTACCCGGATGGTCGTGCTTCTCATGTTTGTGGATCATGGTCTTAATCATGGCCTTATCTTGTTTTATATCGCTTTTACCTGATTCCTTAGCCATAGCTTACTCCTAAGATGTTGTAATGGTTACTGTGCCTATTTGTCCCTTACCTAACAAGGTGTTTGGAAGGTCAGGTAACTGCAAAGGGTTGTTAAGCCCAACCGGGCCCCACCCCCACTGTATAACACGACTACCGCCAGAAGGATCACCAAAAGATATAGCCGCCGCAGGGTCCGGGGGGTTAGCCGTCAGAACCTGTAAACCGTTCAGACCAGCCTGTAGGTACGTGGTATCTGGCCTCGGGTTCCGCAGGGCTTGCGGGTCATTCACGGGGTACATACCCAGCTGGAGCTGGGGCTGGTCGGGTTCCCAGCAAGTGGGGCAGACCAATATGTTCACATTCTTGGTCTTAATGACAAGTTCGCGCAGCTTCTTCAGCGGATATTGGAAACCACAACGATCACAAGACGCAATCGCACGCTTACCAAAGGCATATTTACTGGGCATTTAAGACCCCGACGGGTATTTTATGGCGCTGTCTAGCCCCACGAAGGGCGTACATTAGTGCTTCTCGTATGGACCTCGTGCCCTCAGGTATCGCGTTATATGTCCCACGATACTGTTTATCGGGGTCAGGCCATTGGAGGGCAATATTTACCTGCTCCTTTTTAACCCGAACATGCGGTTCTACAGCCTGTAAGAACCTAAAAGCCTCTATACTGCTGGCTTTCCAACGCCAACATAGGAACGCTCCAAGTTTTCTATTATACCCCTTTGTAGCAGTCTTATCGGGGGTAACATTCCCACCAAACCTACTTTTTAGCGCGTACAAAGCCGTTGGGTCTTGCTGCGTAACGGTAGTAAACAATTGGAAAGACGAAGCGTAGTGGGCTCCGCTTTTACGTTCGGAAACAAGAACACAACCTTCACCATCAAAAAAACCAGCCGCCCAAGCTAGAAAAAGTTGGTCGTCCATCCCCTACACCTAGTAGAACATCTGGCGTGGCGCTAGGCGCAGAGAAGCCTTTTCCCGGTCCTCATCAGCCGCCATCTGCCATGATTCGTCGTACATCGCCTTGAGCATCGGCACCCTCGGTAGGGCGTCCGGTATCTTGATAGACAGGTAATAGGCCAACCCAGCCACCATGGCCGGGAGCATACGGAAGGGGATATCCGGGGTAGTCGTGCCGTTACCGGCATCCTGAAGGCGGCGCAGCCGCCAGTAGACAAAGGTGTAGTAACTGCTCTGGTCTGGGCACGGCCAGACGTTAATAGTGGGGTAATCGACCCCAACGACGGGGGTAGCCGTGTAGTCGGCCCCCGACTGCCTATTGATCCAGACCTGAATGGGCCTGCCTTGGGCTAGCTTATTGGGGATAGTGGAATAGGTATCCACGCTGATACGGGTAATGTTGATATCGGTCTGGTTAGAACCAGTACCGGTGCGGATTACGTGATCCAGCAGGTCGATAGTGTCCACAGGGAGGTTGTAGGTAACCGTGCCCTGAACCATGGGGACCGACCCCTGTTCGATGGTCCACAGATTTATCCCCTTATTTGCCCACTCTATTGTCAACAGGTTAAGGCTACGCCGCGCCGTACGCATATCGTAACCCGTGCGCAGCTCAGCACCACACCGCTCAAAAGCCTCTTCTACGAGGTTATTGAGGTCCAGATTGAAGGTTGTGGTGCCCGAGGTGGTCATATTGTCCTAGTTGATTGTAGAGCAGCCAACCCAGCTGCACCCTGTCCAGATTGGGCCATTTGGGAAGCTAGGGAACTTTCGGCATTTTGCTGGTTTTGGAGCCAAGATAGGGCTGGCTGAACACTCTGTTTAGGTTCCGTTGAACTCTGCTGCTGCGCCTGCTGCATAAAGGGCGGGGGATAACCCCCACGACCACCACCAAAGCGACCACGACCACCGCCGTAACCACCGCCGTAACCCTGCTGCTGGCCGTAACCAACGCCGTAACCCTGCTGCTGGGCATAGGGGTTAAAACCCTGCTGCTGGCCGTAACCACCGTCAAAGCCACCGCGACCACCGCCGTAACCCTGCTGCATGGGAGGCTGCTGAGAGCCGTAATCATTGCCGTAACCCTGCTGCTGCTGCTGCTGCTGCTGCGGGGGCGAAAACTGGCTCTGGAAGGGCTGCGAGTAGGGGTTAAACTGCTGTTGCTGGGGCGGCTGATATGCCTGCTGCGGGGGCTGATATGCCTGCTGCGGGGGCTGATATGCCTGCTGCGAAGGCTGGTAGGGGTTAGTAGGCGCAGAATTATTCCCAGACGTAGTAGGGCCTAAGCCGCCGCCGGTAGGAGTTCCTGCACCCATAACCTTAGTCCCTTTACTTCTTTTTGAAGCCTTTTAGCATTTCAGCAAAACGAGCCCGCTGACCAAGTTTACCGGGGGCCTTAGCAGCCTTAGCCAGCTTCTTGGCGGGGATTGTTTCGCCCTTCTTGGTGCCGAGGCTAGCCCGGAGAGCACCGGGCTTCTTGATAGCCTTGGCAATATCGAGCTTGCCGCCTTTTTTCATAGAACCCATTACCTGAACCCTTTCGTCTTCTTTGCGATAGTCTTTGGCTGCTTAACGAACTGCTTACCCGCAGCTTTACCAGTTCGCTTGGCCTTTGTCGTCGCTGCATATTCCGCAGAAGACAAAGATTTTATAGCGTTCTCTGGTAAATACCGCTCACCTGTCGCCTTGGGTCCCTGCGTCGATGGCTTACCGCTTTTAGTCCGCCATTTCTGCTGGGTCCAAGACTTCAGGCTCTGCTGGGATTTAGCAAGCCCGCTCACTTATAACCGCCGCCCTTCTTCTTGTACTGCAAAGCTAACATCTGGGCTTTACGGGCCGACCATTGACCCGGTGCACCACCCTTACCACCAGACTTGATGGACCCGAACAACGACTTACGCATACCCGGTTTGGTGTAGTTCCCGGCTGCGTTAACCTTTGACGTACCACCCTGTTTGTATGCGGGTTTAGTCCCAAGAAGCTCTTTGTTAAGGCCCTTAGCCGCCGAGTACGCTTTGCCGGGAAGCTCCGATAACGATGGAAGCGGATGATCCTCCATCCACTTCAGAACTTCACCAGCTTTTCTGCGGGTTCCGGGAGACAGAGGAGGCAAGTTTTTCCTAAGATTACCCGTAAAAGAGTTATTGATGGTGTCATCGACACCACCACCACCACCAAACTTCCTTACCTTACCACCCTTGGCGTACATAGTAACTTTGTTCGGATCATCCTTGCGGGTGATCGTCTTTGCCTTGGGCATCTTGGAGGGGGACATAACGCCCATACCCCGGGATGGCCTCATCTTAGCACTTGCCGCCATTCTTCATGGTGACCTGCTTGGCCTTGGTCTTGCCGCGAACAGCAATACCGTTAGCGGAAGTGCGGAACGAACCGCCACCAGCCATCTTCTTCGCGGAGCCACCCTTCTTCATGCCCATCGGGGGAGTAGCGGGAGCGCCCATGGGGACGCGACCCATCGGGGAGGCACCAACGCCAGCAGCGCGAGCAGCAATAGCCTTACCCATCATTCTTCCAAGAGCATCAGAAGCCTTAGCACGACTAGCTTTTTTCATAGTTTTAGTCCTTTTGGTTGATTCAGTTTCCGGTTTTAGTGAGTCCGTCGATTTTATTCTCAAGCCGTAAAACAGCCGCATCAAAGCGGTCACCCAGTTTATCAAGATCACGGCTGTACTCCGCTCTAGTAATATGGTCCCGGGCAATCTCTTCCCGGGTCCTGTTCATAAG